ACTACACATGGTTGTTCTGTCACCTTGTCGGTCTCTGTAAAGAGTATACATATCGTTATGGTAAAATCCATAAGATTCAACAGAACACGGACTTTATGAGGATGCTTCAATCTCTACCACACAACATTCCTGTTGGTCATCTGACGCCTGTCACACCGGCTATGGCTGAAGAGTATCTTGTCGGTAAAGATTCTTTGTTATCATATCGCAACTACTACAAGCAAGGCAAAACGCATCTACATAAGTGGACGATGCGCGAGGCGCCAGAGTGGTTGAGAAACTAAGTTTGATAAATAGGAGTACAGATGCCAGTTTATAGTTTTCAAAACAAACAGACTGGTGAGGAATATGAACTCACCATGTCATATGATGATTTAGAACAATATCTTCAGAACAACACTGAAGTCAATCAGACATTTCGCATGAATCTGGTTGATCCTGTTGGTATCGGTGTCACTAAACCTCCTGTTGATTTCCAGAAACATGTTCTAGGTAGAATCAAGTCTTCAGTTCCTAATGCTGAAGCGGTGGCGAACAAACGTTGGGATATTCCGCGTGAGGTTTGATTGAAATATTCTCAAAAAAATTTGAAATTTAAAAGAGGAGGGTATCGTTCTGCGATACCCTCTTTTGCGCATAAAGGAGCAAGCATGTCTAAGAAGCCAAAGAAGAACAACAATACACAAACACAGACACATGCACAACACAATCACTTTGAACTTCGCACCATCAAACCATTAACACCAAATCAACAAGCTACATTTGAATCTTATAGACAAGGATTCAATTTGATGATTCATGGTTATGCTGGTACAGGTAAGACATTCTGCGCTCTTTATCTAGCACTAGAAGAAATACTTTCAGGCAGATCACAATATGATAAGATAGTGATCATCAGATCGGTAGTTCCGTCAAGAGATATGGGATTCTTACCAGGATCAATTAAAGACAAGATCGCGGTATATGAAGAACCATACAAAGAAATATGCGATGACCTTTTCGGTAGAGGAGATGGATATGGCATACTTAAAATGAAAAAGATGATTGAATTCACTACAACATCATTTCTTAGAGGGTTGACATTTAATAACTCAATCGTTATAGTGGACGAGACAAACAACATGAATATGGCAGAATTGGATACTGTCATGACTCGATTGGGAAACAACTCTCGCATAATATTCTGTGGAGATTATCGTCAGACTGATCTAAATAAACCGCACGAGAGAACAGGTATACGCGAGTTTATGGCCATCACAAGACGCATACCATCATTTACACATATAGAATTTCAGAGAGAAGAAATTGTTAGATCGGGTGTTGTACGCGATTATATAATACAAAAAACGGAAATGGGTTTATGACATTCGTCAAAACAACTAATCATGAATGGTAATGGATGAAAATCTTCAACTATGTGAAAAACACACCTAAGCTAGAGTCTCTTGCTGTCGAAGAATATGAGGGCAAAAGATACTACATATCACCAAATGGTATTAGGTTGCCCTCTGTCACAACAGTATTAGGACATTTTAAAAAGCAATCATTGATTGAATGGCAGAACCGAATAGGTGAAAAAGAAGCGACTTCGATCAAAAATCGCGCGGGTGTGCGAGGATCAAAATATCACTTGATGATGGAACGTTATCTCAACAACCAAGATAACGTTTTTGAAGGTATCATGCCTGATATGAAACAGTCATTCAAAGATGCACAACCAACACTTGATAAAATAGATAATATCTATTATATGGAATGTCCACTTTACTCAGAAGTACTTGGTGTTGCGGGAAGAACTGACCTCATAGCCGAATATGATAATGAACTCAGCATAATTGATCATAAGACATCTTTGAGAGAAAAGCGTGAGAGTTGGATTCAGAACTACTTTGAGCAAGGTGCCGCATATTCACTTATGTTCGAAGAGTTGACCGGTATAAGAATCAATAAGATTGTCATTATCATATCTGTAGACGGACTAGATAAACCTCAAGTCTTTGTTAAAGATCGTATATACTATATCGATTCATTAATGGAAAAGATTGAACAATATAAGAAAGATTGCGGCGATGTTTATTGATATATGGATAGTTTGTTTATTCTCTCTATTGTTTGGTTTTTGTGCCATCATAAACTACAGACTCGGCGTTCTACGAGGAATTGACGCAACATTAACTGTTCTCGCTGATGATAAGATCATCACGATTGAAGATGATAAAATTGTTCCTTATAAAAACAAGAAGCATATATCATAAATGACGAGCCTCAAGAAAGAATGCTCAAATGGGATCATCAACATACATCATTATCATGATGCTTATAACCCCATTGATATTCGCTGGGGTCTTACATTTGGTTGTTTATTTTTTCCGCTAAGAGGATAACATGTTTGAATTTATTATCGGTTTTGCCACAGGTCTTGTTATTGGATGGAATTTGATTCCACAACCGGCTTGGGTAAAGAGTCTCTGGTCAAAGGTGACCGGAGCATAACATATGGAGAATAATATAATGAAGACTATTATGATCGCAGGCGCATTGATGCTTGCTTCTACTTTTGGTGCATCTGCTGAATCGTGGATTGACCGTTATAATGCATCACTCAACACACCAGAAGCAAAGCGCGAGTCTCTTGCTCGCATATGTGCCCGTTCTGGTGATCCTGCTGCATTCTGGCAGTGTGAATATCAGAAGCGCAATGGTGTTCCTGATTCAGACGTTCGCATCGGTATTATTGGTGCTGGTGTACTTCTAGGAGCCGGCGCTGGTATGGCTGCAACATCTGTTCCAATCGGCGCTCTTGGTGGTAAGACATTGTTTGCACAGTGGGGTGTAACGCATATTCTTGGAACCGCTGCAACTGTTGCTGTTTCTGGTGCTGCTGGCGCTGCTGTTGGTGGTGCTGTTGCAGGAGCATATGCAGTAACTCGGTAATGTCAATGAGAGAGGGGAAACGGCTTCCCCTCTTTTTTTGTTGACAACCTCAAGTTTATTCTGTAATATATACATATGCTGAGGTCGTTGAGGCAAACGAAATAAGCGATCTGGACGCGGGGGCGGTACCCGCCGCCTCCACCATGGATACACTGAATGGTTCAGGTTCCGCAAGGTGAGTTTCGACAAAGAACTCGGTTTGAGTCCGTTATGTCCTTGCTCAGTGTATCTTTGATGGGGGCGAAACAGGATCGACAGGCGTGGTAAAGGCTTGTGGAGACCAAAAGCAAAAACTAAATGCAGCGAATGATAACGTTGCCTTTAAGGCTCGCCTAGCGGCGTAACCTTATTGGGTATGGGTTCCACCTAGAAACAGAACGGGCCCGCTAACACAAACACAGGATATATTATGACAGAAAATCCTTATTGGTCTAACATCAAGACAAAATTCCTCGCAGAAAACGACTTCTCTAATTTCAAAAACTGGGAAGTTGTCAGATATGTGCCCATCTATGCAGAATATCAGTTTGAGGAACATTATGGACCTCAAGTAATAGAAATGATATTGTCTCAAGGTAAAGATATTGAAGTTTGGAAAAAAGTTCTAGAAGAACCCTTCGACGGACACAATATCGATAGTTATAACCGCATCGTAAAGCATGTGAGTGGAATAAAGACAAGTCCATGGGCACTCAAGTCTGCACATCATATACTCACGTATCTTACCAATAGTGGAAAAGAACTGAGTGACTATGATCAGATTGTAGAGTTTGGTCCTGGCATCGGTGAGACCGCAAGAGTAATCTGTGATCTAGGATTCAGTGGCAATTATTACCTATATGATCTGCCTGAAGTTTATCGCATTTCTGGTTATTACAACAGAAACAACAAGAATGTTTCAACCGTCGATCATTACAGCAAGATTGATGCTTCGAAGAAAACTTTGTTCATTTCAACGTGGGCAATATCTGAGGTGCCATTTGATCTGAGATACAGAGTATTCTCCCATTTCGAGAGTGCGGATTATCTTCTGATATACCAAAATACCGTTTTTGAGTATAATAACGAAGAATACTTCAAAAAGTTTTTCCCAAATATCGTGAAGAAACCATATCTAGAAATAGAAATTTCTTTTCTAAATCATATCGCAAACGGCAACAAGTATCTTATCACCAAGTAAACACACACAGGAGTATTATCATGTCATCTAAGACACCTTTTGAAATTCGCACAGAACTTCTTTCTCAAGCACAGTCTATTCTCTCCGAAAAGAGATATTCTACATTTGTAGCCCTTGAAAATGATTGGAGCATGAAGAGAGAAGAGTGGACTCTGAGAGCTGCCGCTGGAGATTTTAGACACTATCCGCCATTTCCTACTTTACCAGCAGTAACAACCGAAGATATTATTGCTGAAGCACGAAAGTTGAACGACTTCGTATCGAAAGGATAATCCAAACATGATACTTATAGCCATTATTGCTTTCGGTGTTGGAGCAGGATATCTCAGTATATGGTCTTCTGTTGTATTCAACAAATCATTAGAGGAAAGAGCGGCCAGTCTCTTGATTGTAGTGTTGGTTGATGTTACAATGCTTATCTTCTTCATGTTGTACGGATCAGGAAGTGTACTCACATTATTTCTCATCGCGAAGTACCTGTTCCTTTCTATCGTAAACTTTGACAAGACATTGAGGCAATGATGGCTACAAAAGAAGAGATTACAGATTTTTCTATGAAAATTGAAGAACTGGTTTGGATGAAAGACATTTCATATATGGAAGCGGTTGTTCTGTATTGTGAAGAAACAGGATTTGAAATAGAACTTGCTGCAAAGTTGATTTCAGGGTCATTGAAGTCTAAAATCAAGATTGAAGCACAAGAACTCAATTTTCTACCTAAATCCAACACTGCGAAGTTACCAATATGATGATGACACCAAAGATATTTCGAGATTTTGAAAATTTTGCTCAATACTGTAAAGACGTTGAAGACGTCAAAATGATGTATGAACAAGATATAAAAAATTTTACAGTCATCATTAGACTCTCTAAAGATAATCATCATATTCAGCAGGTGATTGATGATTATGCCATACAAAACGATCATCATTTTCAAATCTTTCATCAGATGCTTGTCTCTTTGAAAAACGCGGTCAATCAGCAACAGAGTATAAGAGGAAAATCAGCGATAATATTGAAAGACGGTTGGTTATCAGAGGAACTTAACATGACACAGACACAGACGCAAACACAGTTTGATGATGAAAAGATCAAGTTCATGAAGGAGGCAGCCAAGTCTGTAATGGATCACTCGCTCGTCCCTGGCATTCTTGCTGGCGGTTGCTTCACATCTTGGTATCATCAAGAAGTGCCGAAAGACTTTGATATTTTTGTGATTGACGAAGATAGAAAATACACTATTCGTAAAGTGGCATTCAATGATCATAGATTTACAATATCTGATGGTGCATACCTGAACAATGGCAACATTGAACAGGTTATTCTGGACACACAGACGAAAGTTCAGTATATCCTTGTGAAGTATAAGACTCGCAAGGAGATTATTGATCACTTTGATGCTGAACATACCGCAGTCTCGTATGATCGGGATCAAGATAAACTCTATATCAGCCCATCTACTTACGAATGCATCAAGAACAAGATTATCAAGCCACACAATAATAACAAGATTGCTCATTGGAGAGTACACAAGTTCAAACATAAGGGGTTCAAACTTCATGAGACTGTCAGCGTTTGATACGTACTGCACCTTTCTCGCGTTGAAGAACCACTTCGCGCGAGAGAGTTACGATTACTTCAAGTACCGTGGCAAAGTCAACGCTTCACCAGACTCATTCATGTCTCGCAAAGATCGCTTTCAGTTTCAAAAACTATCTCGGCTTCAGAGTGCCGAAAACATGCGCGACTTCATCATTGCGAACATTTTATGTGGCAAAACATGGGTGGGTGACTTCCTTGATGATGACGCGCAGGACAATTATCTAAAGCACCTGAAAATCAAGCAGTCTCTCGCCTACATATTCGCGAATGAACTTGATAGTCTGTTTAGAGATAACAGACCTATCGTGACCTTCCGTGTCTACAAGGACAGGTATCCTTCAGCGTTCATGTATTATCTGGCAGGTCGCGTCACGATTGAGACGATGGTAATACTGAACGATCTGGTGAACTACATATCAAAGTGGGACAGTTGTTATTCAGACGATTCAATCTGGCCCAAACATAGCATGTTGATCAAAAAATATGCGCCTTTTCTTGAGTATGACAAACACAAGATGAAGACCATACTCAAGGATAAAATCAAGGAGTATGAGCATGGAGAAGAACAAGAAACGAGCCGACAGACGTGCCCACAAAAAGAGAATGCAGCATAAAGCCAAAGAAGTCATTGATCTCGTTTGGCGTGATGGTAGTAATGAGTGGGAAGAATGGAAAAAACAATGGGCTCTTAGACATGCAGACAATCTTAAAGGTTGTTCTTGCTGGATGTGCTGTAACCCTAGAAAGTACGGGGAACTTACCATGCAAGAAAAGAGAATTAGTCAACGTGAAAAGTTCTGTGAAGAAAGTTGACTATATACTGTTGACAGAACAACTTTGTTCTGTTAATATACAGAAGTATACATCGTTTATACATCGAACATATATGGAGAAAAAATATGTCTAATTTTGCAACACTCAAGAAGTCTTCTGGCGATATCGCCCGTCTCACAAAAGAACTAGAAAAGGTCAATGCTCCTTCTGAAAAGAAGGGTGATGATCGTTTTTGGAAACTTGAAAGAGATAAGTCTGGTAACGGCTCTGCAATCATTCGCTTTCTTCCTGCATCTGCGGTTGATGGTGATGATTCTTTTCCTTGGGTTCGTTTGTTCAATCACGGTTTTCAAGGTCCCACAGGCAAGTGGTACATTGAAAATTCTCTGACCACTCTGGGTCAGAAAGATCCTGTCGGTGAATATAACAGCGAACTTTGGGGTGATAGAACGATTGAAGACCCCACATATCGCGTTGAAGAGCGCAAGCAGGCTCGTAAGCAGAAGCGTAGATTGAACTATATCAGTAATATTTACGTTGTATCTGATCCAAAGAATCCTGAAAATGAAGGTAAGGTCTTTTTGTTCAAGTATGGCAAGAAGATTTTTGATAAGATCACTCTTCTCATGAACCCTGAGTTTGAAGGTGACGAGAAGGTTAATCCTTTTGATTTCTGGAGCGGAGCTAATTTCAAGATTCGTATTCGCACAGTTGATGGTTATCCCAATTATGACCAGTCTGTCTGGGATACACCAAAGGCTTTGCTCAATGACGATTCTGAACTTGAGAAAATTTGGAATAAGCAGTATTCATTGAAGGAATTCTCTGATGCTAAGAACTTCAAGTCTTATGAGGAACTCAAGAAGCGTCTTGATGAAGTTCTAGGTGTTTCTAGAGAAGAAAACTGGATGAAATCAACTGCGAAGACAAAGGAAGTTACTAATCATACATTCGACGCATCTACAAAGCCGACCTTCAATAAGCCGAAGTCTGCGGCTGAAGATGCACCATTCAGTCTTGATGACGAAGATGATGATGAGTTGGAAGCTTTTAAGAAACTTGCACTAGGTTAAGGGA